AAACTTCTTGCAGGAACGCCATGGGTGTTCACCGCGCTTGGTCTGTATCTCGCATCGCTCTCACATCGGAGCCATACCGCCTACGACCTTTTCGCTGGTTTGTTCTTGACCGTCACGGGTACTGTGACGGGAACATTGCTTAGTGTTTGGGCATACGGAGAAATCAAAGGCATGCGCCACAATGCACGACGGACGCACCCTTCGTATCCATACAGTGCGCGTAACTCACAGAGCAAGTAAACAAATTCGGTACACGACGTAAGCGTCGTGTCGGCACTTACCTATGAGAGTAGATAAGTATCGGCACGGCGCTTTTGCGTTCCTATCGGTCTACCTTGATAATGCGTGGGCGCTCTGTTACTTCGTCTGTGATGTTTCCACCGCGACGATGAGCCTGTATCCATTTTGCACGATGGGTCTTGCGTGATGGGTACCACTGATTACGCCAGTGACCACGGACTAAATGAGCAAGCGTTATCTTTGCTCCCGTTCCATCTGTCTCGTCATACAGAGCGCGACGCAATGAAAGTGTGGTGACACTTTTTGCATCACCCTTACGACCACCACGCGTAGCGCGTCTCCCGAAAGCACGGGGTAGCGCGGTTGTTTCCACATCAACATATTCATCCATCAAGCGAAACAGAGCAACAAGAAAACGACGCACCTCTCTGCTTCGTTCCCATGACGATTCGTTCAATTCGTTCTCTGAAAAGTTATCTACTCCACTTGCTTTGCGTTCTATTTCCATTCCATCTTCACCATAGAAAAACGCGTACATGTCCATTAGTCGTAACGGAGCAATGTGTAGTTGTGGAACTTCTACCGTTAGTCCATTGACAGTAGTTGATACGAGAGTTCCAAAAACACGAACCTGAATAGCGTTGTCTTTTTCTGAGTTCTTAGAAACATTTTTAGCGAAATCATATTCATTACTGTCCTTGCCGAACCGTCTCTCTATTTCTAAAAGTGCTTCGGGTGTTACGGCGTCCACGTCAGCCCACGCAAACGCTTGCACTTCCCAATTCTCTGTGCCTAAATAATTGCCGTCTTCATTGGGTTCATTATCGTTGCGTGTTCCGCTTATTATTGCGCCGTACTTTTTCGCAAGCGCAAATACTTCATCAAAATCTTCAACTTTTATGAGTGACTGTACGGTTTTGTGCAGTGGGGTTTCCATCACAATAAATCCACACGGGGTAAAAATGTCGGTCTCAAATAAAACTTCATCAGGCATTGTTGCTTCTGCTGTCTTGACCAACTCACGCAGGTCATCAGTAAGAAACACGGTGTCACCGAGCGCGATGATTGTGTCGTCTAGTGCGCGATGTACCTCATGATGGACTGCGCCTCTTTCTGCTTCCCTCTTCAATGTTTCACGGGTCACAATAGATGTATCGCTATCTGCCCACATGGCGCGAAAGTATCCGAGGTGCAAGAGCCTGTCCATCGTTGGGTGGCTCTCTCGGTATTGCAGATAATCGGTATGCAGGCTATGGGCTAGTGATGCTGTAGGTACTTGTCTCATGCACACAATGTACCATCGCTGGTTCAGACTTGCAAAAGTTATCTACTCTGTGTACGCGCGTCAAATAATTCCGATTTATCTCTCATCATCCCCATCATGTTCCTGACGTCAGCAGGTTTGAGTGATAGCCCCGGCTTTTGTCGACTAACGCCCTTGCTTCGCTGCGGTTGTTCTCGCCCTGACGGACGGCACTCGGGGTCGGGGGGTGGACTCCGAGTGCCGTCTTTTTTGGGGTGGGGTCAGTAGGTGAACTCCCCGTCCCATCCATGCATGAACTGCGCCACGGCGTCTGAGTCAAGCGTGCAGTCTTGGTCTAGGAACGCTACCCAGTCCTCACGGGTTGCTTCCGTCCATTCCTCAGGGACGAGAGCCATGACCATGTTCACTGCGATGTGCATCAGGGCGAAGGTCGTCTCTCGTGAGATGACGCTCGTCCATTCGTTCTCCTCGTCGGATTCCCATGGGAAGCCACAGCCACCCTCGGTTGCGTCCTTGTAGTCCTGTGCGTCCCATGTGTCACGGGCTTGGTCTTGCATCGCCTGACGGCTTGCGCTTACATCGGACGCCATCAGGCGCTCCATGTGTAGGTGTGCGTTGATGCTCTCGGAAACTAGCAGAAGTGCTTGCTCTAGGTTCATTGGGTTCCCCTTTCAGTTGGAATACCCAAATCGTACCAGCAGGGGTACAGACTTGCGAAAAGTTATCTACTCTGTTAGTGCGCCACTTCGCTCAAACCAGCGAGTTATCTCTCACACCCCCGTGTGTGCGTGCGCTCCCCAAAAGGGGAGAGCCCCGATAATAACTGTTGCACTAGAAGTGGGCATCTTTCAGATAGATTTATCTATAAGAAAACAGAGACGGAGACGGCTATGGCTCATCAGATAGAAATCAACAAAGACGGTACAGCACGCATGGCGTATGCGGACCGACAGATTCCATGGCACAAGCTTGGGCAGCCCATGAGAGGGCTACAAACGGCAGAAGCAATGCTTGCTGCAGCACAGGCAGATTTCGACGTAGTAACCACACGGGTAGCCGTATGTGACGACGACGGGGAGCCAATTCGTCAACCGGACGGAACCACAATTCTTGTACCAGACAGCAGAGCAACAGTACGGGTGAACACAGACGGGTCGTTTAACGGCCTAGCAACAGTGGGTACTCGCTATGTGGTGCAGCAGAATCGGGAATGTCTCAATTACGCCCTCGACATAGTTGGTGCTTCGGATGGGGATGCAGTTGTTGATACATGCGGAGTCCTGAGAGACGGATGTGAATTCTTTGCATCTATTGACATGGGTGCGCTAATAATCGACCCAGCAGGAATCAATGACTCGATTGAACGTTATCTACTCGTACACAACGGGCATGACGGCAAAACAGCGATTACCTTTGCGAACACGAGTATTCGTGCCGTATGTAAAAACACAGTGATTGCCGGTGTTTCGTCAGCGAAGCGAGTCTTTACTGCGCGTCACACACGCAATGCAGATAGAGCAATGGAGCAAGCGAACGAAGTTCTCAATATCTCAACCGAATGGGCTCGCGAGTTCACGCTTACAGCAGAAAAGTTGCTGTCAATAAATGTTCCTGCTTCTTCTCAAATACTTGACAAGACACTGAACCAAGTATTCCCGATAAGCAAAGACGCAACAGCACGTCAAGAAACAAACCACAAAGAAGTAACATCATTGGTACGCGCAATTTACGCAAACGACAACAACGCAAAGAACTACGGGTACAACGGCTGGTCTCTCGTCAACGCAATCGGTGAGTATCTCGACCACTATCGCGAAGCAACACCTACCGAGCGAGCACTCGCTTCTATGAGTAACAACTCGTGGGTGACACGAGCAAAAGTAAAGGCTCAGGATTATCTATTGTCAGGGGTATCCTAATCTCGGCTGTATCATTTAGATAGAGAAAGCCGAAGGGAACAATCGTGAATGAAAATGACGATAACGATGAAGTCTTTGACTTTGATGACGAAGAAGGCCCATCGAGTGCAGAACTTGCCGTATGGCTCTCTGAGTTCATGTCTCAATCACAGAAAGCTCAGCGCTTGTACCGTAGCCATTACTGCAACATTGTTGTAAACCGCCTCTGGGAAGAGTTTGGTGCAGAAGGAATGTGCGAACTCATGATGTCGATAGATAAAAAAGCCGGATGGATTTCTGACATTTTAATCGAGGACACAGAGCTTCATGATGCGTTGTTCAATGCATACGGAGTGTTCGATGACGATGCAATCATCAAGGCGCGCATGAGTAGCGGGCTTACTGAGATGAATAGAAAGATTTGGCGCTTACGCCGCAAGTACGCAAAGCTTATTGCGCAAGAAATCATTGCCGGTGTCGATTCTTCCGAATCCCGAACAGCAGAAGATTAAGAAAGCTTATCTAGCAAGCTAAGAATCATCTGAGTAGAAAAATCAGAGTTATCTACTTCCCCACCGTCAACGGCAGCATTGACCACTGAACGTTTCTTTTGGATAATCTCGTAAATGTCTTCGTCTATGGTTCCAGCAGCGAGCATGTATGTTGCCGTTACGCTGCCTTTCTGTCCAATTCTGTGCAATCTACTGTAAGTCTGGTCCACGTCAGCGGGTGTCCACGGGAGTTCCACGAATAAACACTCCTCTGCTGCTGTGAGTGTGTGTCCCGTCTTTGCGGCCTGAATTGATAAAACGATTACGGGTGTGCTTTCGACATCTTCTGTCTGAAATCTGCGCTTACTCTCTTCGACTTCCTCAACAGACATTCCGCCTTGTATGCGAAGGTTGCCATACTTGCGAGCAAGCTCATCGACAATATCTCGATGGTGAGCAGCAACAACAACCTTCTTGCCGTTATCTATGCGGGCGTTTATCCACTCTTCTACGACTTCCATTTTTGCTTTAGCAGCGAGCTTGCGGAGTACAGACAGTCGAACCAGGTGTTCGTTCGCCTCTGCTTTAATCATTGCGTGTATGGCAGCGCCGTACGATGGCTTTCCTTGTTCGAGAGCGAGTTGACGTGCTCGTTCTGCGATGTACAACAAGATGTCTGTTTCGGCTTTTTTGTATTCTTTCATTGCAGCAGAGCTTCCCTCTACCAGCAG